CTGCGGGTGTGTCCTCTTTGAGCGTTGGCTCAGAGAACTCGTAGCGCATTGTATAACGCTCACCCAGATAGACGTTGCTGGCCGACTTATCACCACTCACTACAACTTGTGTGGAGGTGCTAGACGTAACAGGTATAATCTCACCCTGTGTCGTGCCGCGAGTGACAACTGCTGGATTGGATAGCTCGAAGGGTATCGTGAAGGTCGTTGTATTTGCCACGCTGTCATAGGTTACTGTGCAATCAGCTTCAGTAATTCTGTGGTCCAGACGTGTCACATAATCTTGGTCAGTGTCCGACCGCCCTTCGTCAAAGTTAATTTTGTAGAGTATCGTCTTGCCCGACTTGTTCCCAACAACGTAAAGCGCACTTTCGATGAACTCTGCGTTTAAGATTTCGAGCCCATTGAACGTGTATTTAAACCATGCTGACTGCATCTTCTCACGGCCAGACCAATGCCATTTGTAAACAAACATTGAATTGTCTTGTTGTGTTGAGAGGCAGATGAGTGCGTTCTCTGTTGTTGATGCTGCCATGTCGTAGACGCCATCAGGAATGAACTTTGAAGCATGTGAAGTAACGTCGACAGCATCTGAGCGGTCTGTATCGTCGATGACGTAATACTCTCGCACGGAGGTGAAGCCGCCGCGGGTGGCTGGGAAGTAGACCACGTTGCCAGCCGTTGCAGGACGCGATGCTGTGCTTGCTTCATATTCTGTTGTTTGTGCAATGGACGTATTCTTTGGCGTTAGAAAGTCTCCGCCTTTGAGAATGAACTGGGTCTGGTCACTGAACAGTAACAACTTTCGGTCGAAGGGTATTGCGTGTTGGAGGAATGAGACCTTGGTGTGCGAAGCTGCTACATCGATAGGGTCTGTGTCCAAAAGTGTTCGGGCAGTGGCAGCGAAGAAATCAAAATATTCAGATGTCCGAGACATCACCACATTCTCACCAGCAAGTACGCCAAGGCGGTTCTGAAAAAAGAAGATGTCAGACAGCTTCGCGCCAATAAAGGTCGGTTGCGGTACACTGCTCTCATCACCAACGGCACGGTCGCCCCAGTCACCTTGCTCAAATGTAAATGAGCCATCAGATTGCCTTATAAGCAAATGAGGCATTGTGGTTCTATCAAATTCATAGGGTATTCCGGGCTTCACCCACTCAACCCAAGTGCCTTCAGAACTGAGGTTTTGCCCTGCGTTCTGAGCTTCAAATTTTACGTAATAATTATCAAAGTCATTGGTTTGGTCGCCTTGTACTTCTGCTATGTAACCATGCGGCGCTTGTCGTGGGAGGTCGTCAAAGCGTTGTACGACACCTACTGTCGCATCCATTCCTGTATCACCAAGGCTGTCATAAGTGGCGAGGTCAAAGGCAGCGTTTCCAGACTTGTTGATGACAACGGTTGAGCCGTCGGCTCGCGCTGTGAATCCGCTGACTGTGTTAATGGCATTGGAAAGTCTTGTTGCGATTTCATCTGTTCGTGTTTCAACCTGGTCAGTTGCGCCCGTCGTTATGTTAGCAGCAATCGCGCCATCAAGGTAGATTGTATATCGTTGATTATAGTCACCCTGCTTAATAGCCACTAGGCCAGTAAACGGATAGTTCGGCGTGTTTTGAGCGTCCATCGCAGTTGTGACGTCTGTGTTCAGAACAAAAGTATAATCAGCCACAGTCACAAACTTAAAGCTGGTAGCTGGTGTGCTGGTATTTAAATAAGCAGTGCCATTGGGGTAGGTGACTGTTTTAGCGTTTCCTGCCAAATCATACACAGCGATGTTGTTGCTAGCGTCGATAAACACAAAGTAGCGTTCATTCACATCACGGTTAATGAGGTGAACTGCCTGACCAGAGGTCACTGTGTTCTTCATTGTTGCCACGTATTCTAACGGTGGTCGTTTGTGTAAGCCTTCAACAAGCGAGCTAAAGGCATTTTCCTGCAGTTCTGCTTGCGAGCTTAGGCGCAAGGAGGGTGACTGCTGTGACACCCCTTGTACGAGGTTTGGAATAGCAGAACTAATTTGTGGCATCAGGGAAGTATCCTATGGTTAAACCCACGGTTCATCACACGGGCAACTGAGTAGCTGTCCATCATTGAATAATCAGCGGTTTCGCCTTCAAATTGGCGTAAATCTACTAGGGCAGAGCGTTCGTCGCGCAGGGCCATAGCGTGGATTGTTTCGCTGTTGAGTAGTCGGTCAGCGTAAATGCGTGCTGCACGTGCTGTAATGTAGCGTTTAGCTACATCTGGCAGGACAGCGAAATCTTGGAAGTAAACAATGTCGACCTTGATAGGGCTTTTAAATTCATAGGTACGTACTCGCAGATCAAATAACTTACCTTCGCGGATGACGACGTTGTAATCTGGTGCATCAATGCGAGCAGTATCAGCAGGAATAAGAATGTTTTTGTTATTATCAGGGGCCAGCTTCACACCGTATTCTGTGTTGAAGTGCCAACCTTGTGATTGAATTTCGCGGCTAATCTCTAGCAAAACCTGTTTGGCAACTGTGACGTCTGTCACTTGGTTACCTGTAAGTGTGTTTACAGGGGCTTCACCAATGGTCGTGAGTAGCACGTTGACCGCTTCTAGTTCGGTCATGGATGTTGGTTTAGTCATGATGCCCTCGAAGATAAAAAAAGGGCCAGCCCGAAAGCTGACCCAAAGTAATTATGCAGTCTTAATTTCGACAGCACATTCTGGACGCAAGACGCCATGGCCCATTGCATATTTTGCAGCCATTAGAGTACCTTGGTACATGATGTTAAAGTCACCAGTTGTTTGTTCAACTGCCAAGTCCATCAGCTTAACTGTGCCGATAGCTTGCTTCTGCATGACAAGAGCAGCGGTGTTTGAGAAGTCACCAGCGTAGGTGTTATTCTCACCTGATACAGCAGCTACGTTTGTTGTTGGCAGATTGTTTGTCTTTACAATCTGAATACCAGCCACGCGAAGTACAGTACCATCAGCGTATACACCAGCACCGCCCCAATCACGATTGATAACATTCGTGGTTTGGACAAGGTTGTAATACTGCTCAGGTTTAACCAAAGCCACGCGCTCATTCTCTGGAACATCTTTTTCGTCCATTGCTTGAGCCGCGTCAAAGATAGCAGCAGCCAAGTCAGCACCCGCTGTTTTAGCGTTTGCAGATACGATAGCAGAACCACCATTCCCTCCTGATACTGATGCCGCAGAACGGGCTGCGAGCAGACCTACGCGCATTGTGCGTGTGTCAAACTCTTTGGCCAAAGCCATACCAAGGAGACGTGAGTATTCTGCACGTACATCGTAGTGGTTCTTGGCTTCATCAATGTCTGCGATGAATGTGTCAGCCACGAGCAGGTCATCGATGTTGATGACGATTTCATTGTGGTTGACTGATTGTGTACCGAGCAGCGGTGTACCAACGGTGTGGTATGCTGCCGATGTTTTGCCCATTACTGGGAATGAAGCGGACTTACCGCTTTGAATTGTTCGAGACGTGTGAAGGTCTTTCATCACGTTGTTTTCGTCAAATGCAGTCAGGACTTCGCCAGCGAACACCTTGAGAAATAGGTTATTCTCGCTCGCAAAATCGGTTGGCGTTGCGCCATTGACTACACCTAAGCGGGACGCTGTTGCGTTTGCCATAGTTGTATATCCTTAATTTTGATTGGGAAATGACCGTCGTTTCTACTAACAGGGGTTGTCACACGCATGTGGCCTATGTTTTCGTTACTTAGTCCGTCTGCCTAAAGAGGCATGACATCTGACCCGAGAAGGAATTGTAATGTTTTTGAGATTATTTTTTGTTGCGGCGCTATTGGTACCTTCAGTATCCAATGCTGAATATAATCCGAGAAAATTAGCACAGGCACTTGGTGGTTATTTACTAATGACGGCCCAAATCGAGTATCTTGAGTCCTCACAATGTGGTTACCTTCTTTCCACAAAATCTAGCGTTGACCAATCGCTCCGTGATGCTCTCCTGCATTTTGAGAAGAAACACCGTAAAGAAATAAAGTCAGCCATAAACAGTTCTGAACTTTTATATCGAGCAAAAAAAGATATGGATGGAGCCTTGGATGCGTTCAAAGCGGATGGGCAGGATGTAAAATCAAGCTGTGGCATGCTTATCGGGTCTATCAGTGCTGCATTTTCGACTATTACAGCTAACTATGAAAATGCCGTCTCTGCGTATTCTAAATGAACTGGACAAAGCTAGTGGCCGCAGGTGTTCATATTTAACAGCCCGTCTGCCTAAAGAGGCATGACATCTGACCCGAGAAGGAGGTTGAGATGAAAAAAATTATTGGTTCAATTTTTGTTTGTTCAATTTTGGCTACATCTGCGATGGCGAACGAAACATTGATATGGCCTCGCACAGCAAACGAACCCTTTCACCCCAATCCAGAAATACTTTTAGCGCAGGGCAAAATACTTAGTGCGCAACTAGATGATAATCGTACTGATAGGTATGTAACTGTGGTGAAATTTATAGTGGCTTTTGACGATCTGATTTATATGTGTCGTCATATTGATTATCGCAGCGGTGATAATAGCGACATTTATTGTGTAAAATCGAGATCGGTTACGAATTAGGTTTTTTTGGCTTAGTTTGACCACCAAGCATCGCGTCATAACTACCGCCGATATAAATAATCCGAAATTCAAATTGGTTCTTCTGCCCACAGTTGGAGCACCTAGCTTTCTTCATGACTTCCTTGACCGTTATCTCTCGGCCATAGCGTTCCATCAGTTGCTTCACAGGCACATTAGGTGCGTGGCCGCACTTACATTCAAATGAGAGATGGTTGTTTGATATGGTTTGAAGTTGGGTCATTCGATACAAGTATTAATACGGGCCATAGACCGCTTGACCTATTATTATAACGATAAACCAGTAGAGTACCGCAACGCCGATAACTGCGAGTGAAAACCATTCGAAGAGGTCACGCGTATTTTTGCCAATCCATGAATCGGGATAGAAACGACAGACTAATGCATGGACTATAAAAGATAATAGCAGGATTAATATCAGCTTTCCCATAGCAATTAGTTAATACTAACTTTTAATGAGGTGCAATAATTGACGGGGGATTAACCCCCGCCAGAATGTTTACTTTTTCTTTGTGGGACGACCTACTTTTTTACCGTAAGTCCCTTTACCTTTTGGCATCCTAAATTCCTTTTAAAATACGCTTGAACGGGACAGCTTCTGCTCAACATCTTTTGTATATGCAGGGTCTTTGCCGTACCGCTTATCTTTCATTGCAGCCACAACCTCAGCCGTGGACCTAAACTCATCCTTGGCGGCAGCTTTTGCTTTGCCAGTGACAAGCGTAGGCTCAACAC